GCCGTTAACACCTTTACCGATGCCAGAGGCTAATCCATTCGCAATATTATTCATCGCTTGTTTAATAGACTGTAGACCATCAGATAAGCCTTTTGCGATATTTCCAGGTAAATCTTTTGCCCATCCGCCAATCTTCCCAAATACTTCAGAGGCGGTATCCTTAACCCCATGCAATGATTTTCCGAGATTATCTTTCATAGATGAGAATGCCGTTTCAGCTTTACTTCTAGCCGTTTCTGCACCAGATCGAACTTTTTCTGATATGTCAGACCATTTTGACTGTGCTGAAGATCTTATATCATCAAATTTACTTTTTGTTCCATCTGCGAGATTTCTGAACTTCTCTTCTGCCCAATCTTTTGCCTGTCCTGCCTTATCACGAACAGTGTTAGCTGTGTTGGTAAATTTATCTCTAGCAGCATTATAAATATCATTGGCTTTTGAAGTAACTGCATTCTTTGCAGCTTCCCATTTTTCTGATGTCCAATTCTTTACGTTATCCCAAGCCGTTGAGGTTGCATTTTTTATTGCATCCCATTTTTCGCCGATCCAATCTTTTAATTGTCCAGCTTTCTCTTCGATAACGTCCCAATTCTTATAAAGTAGTACTCCAGCCGCAATTAAAGTGCCAATGACTATTACTACAATCCCAATTGGACTAGTAAGAAAAGCAATAGCTGCCCCTAAAGCTCCAGTAACTCCCGTGGCAATAACCGCAACTGTGTTCCAAATTGCTAGCGCTGCATTTACCAGTCCTAATGCTGTAGCAAATGATCCGATAACTATTACAAAGTTTGAAAAACCTTCTTGGTGTTCTGATATCCAATTACCAATGTTTGAAAGAGTATCCCCTAGCTTTTTCAAGACATCTACTATGACACCTCCGGTCCATTCAGCTAGTGGTTTTAATATAGAGTTCCACAAGAAATCAAAAGCCGGTTTACAACCATTTATAATGCCATTTACGAGATCAATCGCTCCCGCCAACGCATCAAAGAATGCTGGAATCAGCTTTTCTATTGTAAAGCCTGCTAATGGCAATAGAACATTTTTATAAAACCATTCCAGACCAGCACCGATATTCTTGGTTAACGGCTGTATTGATTTCAACAATCCATCTATTGACTGTAACAAAGGGGTGAAATCGAGCTTTTTAGCCCATTCAGCTGTTGCTTTCGTAATATTATTAATATTTACTAGTAAACCTTCAATAATACCTAAAATACGTCTAAATATCGATTCACCGATGTTTCCAGTTTGCCACGCAATTGAAAGACGATCGGCCAAATTGCTAATAGTATTGTTGATGTTTGTAAATATTTCAAGAATATTTGCTGCTATACGTTCGCCCACTCCGTCATTCCAAGCGTTTCTAAATGATACTGCAATTTGATGGAGCAACTCTAATATAGAGTTGAACATATCGAAAATCGATTGGATTAATGCTGTTCCTCGACCATTGTCTTCCCAAGCTCTCTTAAAGGCACCTGCAATATCCCCAATAATACTTAGTACATCTGCCAAGAGGATTAGAAGATTCTCAACAAACCTTTGCCCGGTTCCATTGGTCCAAACTTCCATGAACGATTTACCTATCGCTTGAATCAATCCGACAACTTCTCTAAGAGCGTATTTCCATGCGTCAATGACTTTTTGACCTTGTGCATCCCAGGCTTTTTTTATAGGGTCAAAAAGTTGAGACATAATATCTTTAAATTTTTTGGCAAAGTCCGTTAACCATTTGGGCGTTTCTGGAACTGTTGCTGAACCAAAATCAGCCCAAGGCGCTTTACTCCCTCCAGCATTAGGATTCTTAGGTTTCGAAGGAATTTCTTGCGGTACAAAAGGGTCCGAGAAATCTTCATCAGAGTCATTGCTAAAATCTAAAATATTTAATTCGTCAAACCCTGCTAGTAATCGTTTATATTCTTTGACTTTTTTTCTTGCCGCTTCAGTTTGGTCATGTTGTGCTTTTAGTTGCTTATTAGAATCACGTATGGATTGTGCCATCTCATCGTATCCGTCTGATGCATCAGATGCAGCATTACCCGTATCATCTAGGGCTTGCACGTTGTTCATTAATCCTTGCGCTCCATTAAATGCATCGCCGATGTTCATTCCGAAAAGCGTGGATATAAATCCAGCAATGTAGCCCGTAACTTTAGCTAATGCTGACATTAATGCATTTATCGCTGGTAACGCTGCTTGGTAGATTGGATAAAACGCCGTTAGTAAATTGACTTTTATTTGATTTAAACTAGCTGAAAACTGTGCGTTCGTTTGTAACGCTTTAAAAAGCCCTCCTGCTAGTGTCATAACTCCTTGATACAAGAAAGTGAACAAGAACAACTGTGACCATAGCATTTTCATGGATCGGCCAAAACCGCTCATACCCTGAGACATTCTAGATGTTCCGTTAGTGACTTGCTTTGATTGTCGATCAAAAAGATTGCCAAAACCACTGAAAGAATTACTTACAAGATTTTTGAACCTAGAGAATAGCCCTCCAGATTGTCTCGTTGATCCTGAAAGGTTTCTCATCCCATTGGCCGCCATACGTGCCTTAACAGGCTGTTCACTAAGTTCCGTGTTTACACCAGACAAGGCTGTCTTTAAAATGCCCGATCGATCTTCCAACTGAGCATATGAACGTTGTAAAGCATCATTGTCTGCAATCAACTTCTCCATTTTCGCTGATTGTTTGGTTATCGCTTCAGCAGTTTTTGTTGATTGTGGCGTATCTTGAATGCCTGTTGCTTTCCACTTGCCGGATGCAAAGCTTCCTGTTTCTGTTTGTTGCATCTTCATTTCATTTTTCAGCGACTTGACTTTGGCTCTCATAGACTCGATTTGACGTTCGTTGCCTTCCATCTTCGACGAAATGCTTGATAAGGAGTTGGGGATAGCGTCATACTCGGATTTTAAGCCTCTCACAATTGATTGCGCCTGTTGTTGTGACTTGTTCATCTGAATTTGTGCTTTGGAAATTTGTTCGCCTATTCTAGACTCACTTTTCGTATCACCAGATAATCGAGCACCGTTTTTATTAGCCTGCAAATTAGAAATTCGTTGTTGTGCTGCTTTCGCTTGCTGCATTTGCGTGTTCACTTTATCAACTGCCGTTTGGACATCTTTCGTCATTTTGACAGCGCCTTTAGAGACACCTGCAGAAAGTGATTTTCCAACTTCTTCACCATTGCTTGACGCAGACTGATTCATCCGCTTCAACATAGAATCAAAATTTGAATTCATTTTCTCAATTTGCTTGGTAAACTTATCGAACCCTTTAGAATCCGATAAGTTTTTTTCTACCGCATCCATTCCTTGACTAGATGAACCTTTGACTCGACTCATCATTGAGTCCATCTTTTGTTCAAATCGAGCGACCTTTTCCTCAATAGGACTCAGGTCGCCATCGAAGACGACTTCAAGTCTATCCAGTTCCATGATCTATCCCCTCCTTTTCCTGTTTATTTTTGCGTTGTCGGGTAGCCTTGATTAGTTCCGTCCGTTCGAGCATACGCGCTTTATTGATCTCCCATGCTTGTGGTTGATTCGTCGGTTCTTGCTTATCTTCCTTTTTCAAGAATGGATAGTGTTGATCTGGTTTAGGCATTTTCTTCGGATCATTAAAACCATATGCATTCAATTGTGCTGCTTTATAATCCATCATGGCTTTTTCTTCTAGCTGCTGCTTTCTAATCGCAACGTTTGCTTCAGCTTGTAGAACAATTTCTTCATAGGTCATTGACCAGTATTTTTCCGCAGGTATTCCAGCTTCTACTGCTTTGGGATACATCTCTTGGAGCAAATCAGAAAAGGAAGAGAAACCTATACTAGACTCTCTTCCTCGTTTTTCTCTTCCCCAACTAGGTCTTCTTCGTCCGTCGTTTCCGACTCGAAAAAACCTGCCTTCTCCATCAATTCTTGGATGACTTCGAATAGCTTCATCATCGATCCGCCCTTAGAAATATATTCATCATATAGTTTCGTCATATCCGCAGACTTAATGTTTGCTGTTTGGTTCGCTGAATGCAAAATGGTTAGCATTTCTCCTAAGCGAGGCATTTTCATTCCACCGTTACCAGTCATCATAATTCCGAACAACGATTTTCCTAATTTCTTCTCAATGTCTACAGTCGCACTTCCATCTAGTACAAGAGATAACGTTTTTGCTCCAAAATCCACTTTCATTGGTTTCATATTGTTTTTTCCTCCTAAGAATTAAATAAGGCCAGAGAATTATCCCTAGCCCGTATAGTTTTCGTTAAACGTTTACGCCCAGTCCGGACCATCTGAAACTGTAACAGACAGGGTAAATTGATAGGCTCCGTTTACTTCACCTGATCCCATTTTCACAGTCACGCCGCCAGTAAATGTGCAGACCGCTCCGTCTGGGTACTCCAATTCAAATTGCGCTTCTTTTCCAGAGGTTTGAACAGCTTTCAATCCAGAGAATACGGTTTTGTCATATAAGAAAGTGAACTCTAGCGAATCCATATCTTGAATCCCCGAAATATACTTCTTATTAGCATCTTTTAATGTCGTAACATCGACTTGTTCTGGATCCCCTCCAATTTCAGGCACTGCCTGCAAACCTTCGATTTCTTTGAAAGTTGCGCTTTCACCTGTTCCTTGCTTCATTGAAAGCTTTGTATCCTTAGTCAACAACCCGGCAAATAATTGTAAGTTTAACGGTAAAATTGTTTTCTTCATGGTATTTCCTCCTAATTATTGGTATACAAAAAGCGTTCGGTTATCTACCACTCCTCGGAATGTTAGAATCGAACGCTTCAATGCATCTTGATTGCCATCATCACTGGCTATATTTTTAAATCCTATTTCTTTCAAAACTTTGATTATTTCACTCTGTATTTCTGATAATGATTTGTTTCCATATAAATCAACTTTTACTGTCCATTCAGTTAATGCTTCGTTGTCGGAAATATCTTTCTTGTGTGGTTTTGCTTTTGTCGAATAAATTGCTGCAGGCATTTGCGACCATGTATTGGGATATTCAGCAGATACGAGCTTTAGCTCAGTAACCTTTTTCAACTGAGTAACAATATCAGACTTTATGTTATAACGCTCTGTCATAGTTTTCTCAGTCCTTCCTGCACACGATCTTTATAAATGTCAGCAGCCATTTCAACTACTTCTTTCATTGACGGATATAGCCAAGGCCTAGCCGGCTGCCCACGAGTCATAAAGAAGTCTTGACCTTTGATAGTTACTCTTGGAATGCCGTACACTGTCTCAAGATCAACTGGTGTTTTATGGACAGGGATAAACCACCGTTCAGTTGTATAGACTGGATTGACTCCTGGTGGCAAATCTTTTGGAGATTCGGCCCCAACAGGTCCAGTACCAAATTCACGAAACAACGCTTCAATCTTGTCTGACCACACACGACCGATTACTTTGCCTTTACCATCAATTACGACTTCTTGTTTTGGAGAGCCGCTTAATTCGCCTGATCCATACTTAATTGACGATTGCAGACGACTTGATGCTCTCGCTACAGTTTCATCTACAATGTCAAATGTTGCTTCGAAAACAGCATCTTCCATCACTTTTGGAATCGCTCGTATTTTCGACATCAAACGGTCAGCACCTCTGAACTCAACGCCCATCTTCATCACCTAGTTTCTTCAAGGTCACATTGCAATGAGTGGAAAATGTTTGAATGGCTACAATTTCATAGTCTGGTGCTTTATCTTTACTCACATAAAGACATATGCCATCTTTTTCATTTTTCCCTTCTTTGATTTTGTCGCCCTGATATTTACAGGACTTGATGTAAGGAAGGCTTTGACCATATACAGAAGCCATGACTTGTCCGCCCGCAGATTGAACATTCATCTCTAGTTCGGTGGAATCGTCGGAAAACCCTGTTTGAGAGTTCCCTTCATCATCCTGACCAGTCAGACGTTCCTTATGGAAAACAGTTGTAAGATCACGTTTCCTTAGGCGCATAGAAACTCACGACCTTTCCCAATCGGTGATTGTTCAGCCCGGATTTCAATTTATCAGGAATATCAGTAATGAACGTGTGAGAGATACCACCTTCAGAACGAGCAGTATCTCCCTCATTTCCCTCTTGATTCCAAGTAATCACGACCAGCTGGCGGGCATAGTAATAAAGCTGGTCATTCATCTGTTCAGTAGTGCGACCAGTGTAATCAAGAATGAGGATAATCGCATCCTCTAGCAATGCTTTGATTTTAGTTCTCTCCTGTTCTTGAACACCATCAAGGCGATTCATCAATACATCTGTGTGTTGTTTCAGCAACTCCTCATTCATTTTATTCACCTCTTATTCGCCGCTTCCGCCTCCACCAGGTACGGTAACATTAGGAACATAAAGTTTATGTTTAAATTGGACAATTCGAACATTTTTAGGTTCATAAACACGTTCCCAGTTTGCTCCTGTTCCTAATTCAGCATTTGTTGGTGAAGATCCTGCAACAGAACTATTTTTAAATTTCACTCCACGAGGGTGAAGAATAAAATGTTGACGGTTGATTAGAATATCATCTCCTGCCAATGCGACACGATCAGTTTCAGTTGGAACTGGTGCAGCGCCATTTCCTAAACCAATGGCACCTTGTCCAAAGATATAAGACGTAAATACATCTCCGTCCACAGGCATGCCATCATCTACGATTACTCGTTTACCCATGTAAGTTGGAATAGGTTTATTCTCAGAATCCAACGAAAATTCAATTAAGTTCTGTTTCCGAAGATTCGCATAAACGGAAGAATGGACCCCAATAGCTGTTAGCTTTTCTTCTGCGTCTCCTAGTTTGTAAGAAGCATCTAAGAATGTTTCCCCAGTAAACGCAGCCGCATTCCCTGTTAACGCGGAAATATCTAATGAATTACCAGTCATTTTAGTTCCAGAAGCGGCATAGATTCCTTTTAAAATAGAAAGTAACGTTACTTGCTGACGGCGGGCCCAATAAGCAGCCACCAAATCTCCAATAGCCCGCATTGGATCGTCACCAGAAAGTGCTTTTGCCAAATCGTTGGCCTTCCAAGCCTTACCACGCATTAAGAGAACCGCAACGTCTTGGCTGGCAACGATTTTATCAGTATCTAGCGGATCAGTGTCAGATAAAACTTCATCATCCCCAGACAAATCTTGCCAAAATGGCATATTGATCAATTTACCTCCAGCTGTTGCAAGTGCGTCGAGCTCAGGATTTTTAGTAACGATTCCAGATTGATATAAAGCAGATAATTCTGCTGTACGTTCAATGACGTATTTGTTAAAAACTTCAGGTACGATGACATCTTCAATTTTTGTCTTTGCGGCAAATAATTGAAGATCTATTTTTAGTAATGATTTTTCCATTTTAATTCCTCATTTCTATTTTTTGTTTGCTAGTGATTGCAATGCTTTCGCACGTTCCGGATCTTCTTTAAATAAGCGCCCTTGCTCAGTTAAGTTTAAAGTGTCCTTAGCAAAAGGATTCGCTTCTGTCTTGTTCGAACCAGCTCCCAGCGGATTGTCTACAGAGTCCAATAGTGCTTGGTCAACGGCTACTTTCAAAGCTTTGTCCCATTCGGATTTGAATGACTTCACATCCTCAATAGCTTCTTCTGCAGTGTTCCCTAGTATACGGGAAGCTAGAATACTTGGAATTCCAATTTCTTGAAGCTGTTTACCCTTTTCTACTAACAATTGTTCTTGACGGAAAACCGCTTTTTCTTTTTCAAACTCATCTTTTTCTTTTTGAATGATAGCTTTTTGGCGTTCCTCTTCAGAAAGTTTTGCAAGTCGGGCAGCTTCATTTTTTTCTTCTTCGATACGTTGCTCGATTTCAGTCTTTGATTCTTTTTCCCATTTATTTTTTTCTGCTGCTATCATTTTAGCGATATCTGAACGCGTAAAAGTTTTTTCCTTCATTTCTTCATTTGTTTCGTCCTCCAGAGTTGTTTCTTCGGCCGCCAGTTCATCCTCTGCGAAGAGCTGAAGATTCCAAGAAATAATTTCCTTATTTTTCATTCATTTTTCCTCCAGTCATTACGTGACTAATCGAATCTCGTTTTACGGTCGGCACCGAAACAGCTACAATTTATAACGCCCTGAGCAGTAGAGGGCATAATAAAAAGCCTAGCAACAACTAGACTTCCATCTCTTGTATTAAATATCCTTTAGTTGTCAATTATTCCTCTTATCTCGATACTTCTTTTTTAAATCTTGCCATCTCTTTTTATTCCCG